GGTTGGCCTATCTCCGTAAGACTTATAGGGGAATCGTCAACGGCAAAAGACAATAGGCGGGAAATGGAATGGTCAGACCAGGAGGAATTTGCCAAATGGGGCTATGTTTGTCAGCCAGCACCGGAAAAACCCCTTCATCCAAGAATTAATGCTGTAAGGCAATATTTTAAGTCAGACGGTAAGGATTTCCCCGAGATAAGGATTTTTTCTCATTGTACTGATTTGATTCACGATTTAAAGAGCGTTGTTTATGAGGAGTATAGGTACAAAGAGGACAAAGACCCCAAGATGAAGGTTAAAGATAAATGGAAATGTTTACCTGATTGTTTAAGCTATATTTGCCAGTTTGAGGGAAGATTTGTTGACACAGACGAAGAAACCATAACAGAGGAGGTTTTCCTTCCGAGATTTAATTGGGGCAGGGGAACCACGGGGGCATATTGATGGAATTTTGTCCATATTGTGGCGAGAAAAATTTAGAGGTAGAGGAAGAATCCTATTATGCGGGAGAGACAACCTGGAGTGATGGCCTGGGTATTCCAGGACCATTGTGGTTGAAGCGAAATCGGTATAGATGTAAAAAGTGTAATCTTGAATGGCATGATTAATGAAGCAATATGACAAAGATAAATGGCCCTATAAGGGCTTTTGTATATATTGTGATTTTCATGTTGCTGTGTTTCCTAATGAGGATTTCAGATATAAATTATTTCTATGTTGGTGTCCAGGCTGTCAGAGATGGGCAAGGGTGAATATAGTAAAGGACATAGGTGCTAAGTGACATGCATAAGGCTTGAAAAAGAATATTTGTTTTTGGCTAATTGTCAGAATTGCTATCATTGCAAACAGGTGCCCAAATCATTTACGACAATTGATTATGAAAAGAGCAGAAAAAACAAGGATGGTAAAAAGCGGTGTGCTGCGGGCAATTGGTTCGATCAGTATGGAGCGGAAGTTACCCATCATTATCGCCTTGGTGCTTGGGATAGAGCATTTTATTTGAATATGGCTAAAGACTGTCCAAATTACGATCCTATGGACGTTTTGTAGGGGGGTTATGCGGTGTGGTGGGAACACACAAGCAAAATTGGACAGCTAGGACGGTGCACGGCATGCCTTAAGTCCTTTGTGCAACCGTCTAAAAGTCGGTTCAAATCCGACCATAGTTCCCCTACAATTCACCTAATTCCCTTGACAACATAGTTTTTGTTTGCTATATGTAGTAGTATGAAGTATAATACCTACTACATCTTGGGTGGCGACCCTAATAGACCTACGGTTCCACCCTCTTTTTTTGTCCTGAATCATGGCTAAGAGCAAACAATTGCCCGTTTTACCTGGCAGATGGTGGAAAATGGATAAAGAAGGCAAGAAGGTTCCTAACTATCCACCCGTTACCAAACCAGGAAGACGCGGTAGATATGTTCGGGGAGTGAAAGATGCCAGTTAAGGTTCGCAAGGTTGATGGCTATAGAGTAAGCACCCCAGGTGGAGTAAAAGCAAAGCGTACAACTAAGACTAAAGCCGAAAGGCAAGCAAATTTATTGCGAGGGATTGAACATGGCTGGAAGCCAACTGGAAAACCCGCAAGAAAAAAACGGCGAAGAGGAAAGGGACATTAACTGGTCTAGCGGTATTCCACTTAGAAACATGAAAACAGGTGAACAAATATTGATTTCTGGATTTCAGGAATTATTGGAGAAGTTAAAACAAAATGATGACAATAGCGGATAAGAAGCATCTGCAAAGCATTATTGATAGAAAAGCCAAAGCAGATACTTTTAGGCAATATCAGGAAAAGAAATGGATAAGGCTATACAAACTTCAGAGACTTTATTTAGATGAGTCTCAGCACCCCTGGCGGTCAAATATTTTTCCCCCCGCCCCTCACTATGTTCTTGAAACATATCTTCCCTACATTATTTCAGAAATCTTTGGACGAAGACCTTGGGTACAGCCCCTTCCCCGTGGCCGGGAGGATATTGAGAATGCTAAGCATGTTGAGCTTCTCTTAGACTATCAGCTTCAGAAAGAGAAGGCATTCAGGAAGTTTGTATGTTGGGTAAAAGAGGCCCTTGTCTATGGAGTTGGAATTAGACAATTGCGCTGGAATCGACAATTGGGACAGCCCGAAATAGTTGAAGTTGATATAGCTGATTTTTGGAAAGACCCCACAACCGTAGCAATCAAAGACTCTGAATTTTGTTTTAGGCGTATAGGCAATATGACAGTTGAGGAGTTAGCAGCATCTAAATCGCCGGAATATCGAAACTTGAAGTATTTGGCAAAAGAGGGTGCCGGAGGGGTAAGAGATGCCGTGCGCGTTCAACGTGAAGCTGTAGCTGAAATAGATACAAGCAAAGAGGGGCATGAGATTTGGCAATGTTGGACTGATTATGGGCGAACCGTGAGTTGGGTTGCCGACGGCAATTTAATAATTGGTGGCCCCAAAGACAATCCCTTTAACCATAAAAACCATACATTTCATAAAATTGGCTGTATTCCTATTCAGCATGAATTTTACGATATGGGGCTTTTGGAGCCATGTGAGGGATTATTTTATGAAAAGGCCCATATTAGGAACCAACGCACAGATGCCAGGAACCTTGCCTGTAGCCCCATATTTGAAGTTTATCGAGGAGCAAGGATTAAGCAGCATCAGATGATTACTAAGCCTGGAAAGTGGATTTTAAGTGATTTTCCAGGACAGGCCATTAAGCCTATACAGTTCGATTGGAGAATTTTTGCAACATCCATGCAGGAAGAGGCCAATATTGATGCTGAGATTTTTGAAGGCTCAGGCGCAAGGCCCCCGATGGCCGGAGCAGAGACAGGCAGAAGAGAGACGGCAACGGCTCACCTTGAGATGAAGGCAGCTTCATTGATGCGGGTTACTTTGATTAACATGCTTGCCGAAGAGACGCTTGAGCACTTCTTTGAACAGTATATGCAATTGAACCACCAGTTTTTAAACAAGAAAGTCATGCTTCGCTTGGTGGACCCCATAAGCCTGGACGAAGCCATGAGGGCGACTAATTTTCTTGATTTAGACCCTTCAATGATTAGGGGAAGCTACGATTTTAAATTCTATAGTGCTGCATTGAGGCCCAAAGAAGTTGATAGAAAGCAGTTCTTGGAACTTCTAACGGTTTTGGGACAAACAGGACTTCTTGGTGCAATTCTTAATGGTTCGATTAATCAGAATAGGGCAGCACAGAAGTTACTTGAGGAAATTGTTGATAGATTTGAATTTAAAAATAAATCTGTCTTTTTGGAAGAGGCAACCGAGGAAGAGGGCGAAGTGGAACTTGAGCAGATACCCAATCTTGCCGAAGCAACTGAGCCAATGGAAGGATTAGGTGCTGCTGGTCCCACCCCTGAAACAATGGATATTTTCAGACGATCGGTTGGATAATGAAATCACCATTTTGGAAAGAAGTAGAGGATGAAGAGAAAAGAGAACGGGAAATTGCTGAGGAAGAAGCGGCATTTATAGTCGAACAATATAAAAACCTAAAAGAGCATCCAGGCTGGCAGATATATGTAAAGCAGATTCAGGAATGGATGGATTTGGCAGATGATATGTATGGAAATGCGGGATTGGAAGATGAGAAGCCATTTAAACTTGGCTATTTAAAGGGCACATATGATGCCCTGAAAGGTGTTAAACGCTTTATATATCGAACCATAGAAGAGGAGGAAGAAGGATAATGGCGAAGGCACAGAAGGATACCTCTGTTAGCCTTGGCGATATGGCTCTTGAAGAGGGGATACCAGGGGGGGATGTATCTACTCCTCTGCCCCCGAAGTCTTCTGAAGAGTTAGCCAAGGATATTGACAGGGCCCTTATTGAAGAACGAAAAGAACCGGATACGGCTCCTTCCGAACCGACATTTAGGCCCCCGGAAGAAGAAGTGCCCCCGGCTGCCCCCGAAAAGGATACGGCAGAAGAAGAGACAGCCCTTGAGCGAGTAATGGAAAAGAAGGGGTATAAATCCCCCGAAGATGTGGCTAGGGCTTATGAGGAACTTGAAAAGCTCATGGGGCGTAGAGATGGATACCCTCAAGAAGAGGCCCAGATAACGCCCAAAACCCAAGAACCATTAAGACGCGAAGAACCAGAGAGTTATGATTGGTATTGGGAGAAAAAGGCTAGAGATCCTATCGGAACCGAAAAAGAGCTTTGGGAACAGTGGATGCAGGAGAAGGCCGAGGCATTTCAACGAATGGCGCGGGAAGCGACAACCCAAAGATTGGCCTTTGAAGGCGAAGCCAAAAAGCGGCTTCCATATTGGGCAGAGATTGAAGGTAATTATAATCGCAATCTTCAATTGGGAATGGATTTCGGTTCGGCCTTTAAAGAAGCTGAATTAACTCATCTTCGCGGTCATTATCATAAGGGCTATTCAAAGGGGCTTGAAGATAAAACAACCAAAGAACAACAAGCGGCAAATGCTCAAATAGAGGGTAGTGTAGCAAAACCTGAAATTAGAGAAACAGAGATAACACCAGAGGAATTTGCAAAATTATCCATAGCTGAAATGGAGAAGCTATTGCCGCATAAATATTGAGGAGGATGAGAGATGGCTGGACCTACAATTACCACTGGCAATATATCATCTCTTGTTCCCACCTATTATGATAGGCGGTTACTTGAGAACTTATATGCCGAGGTAATGCTATATAACTATGCAATAAAAAAGGCCCTTCCTATGCATGAGGGTAAAACCATAACTTTTTCTAACCTTTCGTCTGATGTGGGTGGCTTGCATCGAGTATTGACGGAAGCAACGGCCCCCACCGCAGGGGATATGAGCGCGGTACAGCGCAGCGCAGTTGTTTATCAGTTTGGCGAAACCAAGACGACTTCTGACTTGCTTGAAATGACGGCAATTACGGATGTTGTAAGTGGTGCCGCTGACCTGATGGCAATTAACGCCGCCCAGACGCTTGAGTATTTCTTGCGTGAGGCATGTTTCCGAACCATTCCTACCACGATGGAAACGGTTAGCTCTAACTTGCTCTCTGGTGCTGCTGGAATGTGTTTAAGTTCTATTAAAACTGAAGCTGGATTGTCGGGTGTTGGTGGATCGGGAACGAAAACCCTTAGTTGGACAACGGGTGGATTTCCGCGATATATGGTTTCTGCGATTGGTACTTCTCCCCTTTCGGTTCTCGCGACTTCCGCGAACTATTCTGCCTATGAACTTTGTCCAGGCGATTTGAGGTACGCAGTTCGTATTCTCAGAAGGCGAAATGTTAAGCCTTTTGACGATGGATATTTCCATCTGTTTGTTGACAGTGTTGTTGAGGAGCAGATTCTTAATAGTGCTGATTGGGCAACAATGGTTCAAACGGAGCCGCGTGGATTGGCGAAGTGGGAAAAGGGTGTTGTTGGTAGTATCTATGGTGTGAAAGTCATTAGGAATAACTACATGATGAGTAAAACCGATGCTGGCCTTTCTGGTGCTGGTGCCTATGCACACTTCAGCTTACTTCTTGGTAAGAATGCACTTGCCGTTACAGAGCTTGAGCCCGCACCTGGGAAGCCGGGACAGAAGGCAGTTGGAATGGTTGTTGTTCCGAGAACGAAGAATGACCATACCAACCCGTTAGGACAGTATTCAACGATTGGTTGGAAGATGTCCATAGCGGCAACTGCCCTTAACTGTTCTGCTGGCATGTTCCTTGTTAGTTTGGCAGAGGGTATGTAATTTAGACTAGCTGGCTGTGTGCTGGCTTGAAGAGAGAAGGCGGGGGGTTGCGTGCCCCCCGCAAGTTGAAGGGGTTTATATGAATCTTGCCGAGTTGGATAGGCTTATAAGCAATCAAAAAGATCCAGAAGTAGTACACCAGGCAATGGTTGAAGCTAAGGGTATTCCTTATTTTGAGTTTCCAACCCTTATTCAAGCCAACAGAATCAGGAATGAGTTGGTTGTAAGGCAAACCGAATTTCAGCAATTTAAGGAAAACCCCAACAACAAGATATTTCCAGACGATGAATTACAGGGATTAAAGAATCAATGGAAGGCTGTTTTGCGAGATGTCGCGAATAAATCAGGGAAAAGCTACAGGGAAAGAACAGAGTGGCCCCTTTATCGAGAAGACATTAATTTGGTTTTAGAAGAAGTTATTACAGCCATTGCGAATGCTATGTTTCCAGATGAATTTGTAGAAGCTGCCGGGGCACCACCTAAATATGATGAAGAGTTGATGAACAGAATCAGGAAAATTAGCGACCTTCAAAACGGGTGGACAATAAGAGAAAAGTACCCTGTAACCTTTTGTGAAGATGATTTGGATACATGGCAGGATTGTATTGTT